CTATGACGAGATCAAAATCTATCTCAATCTGTAGTCAATTTGACAACACAACGGGTCCTTTTTGACCGGATCGAACTCCCGCTAACGGCGGGAACAGCCGAAAAAAGCCTCTTACTTTGTTAGTTTCTGACGGACGCTGATTCAACCCAGTGTGATCCGATTGACTACACCCTTATCCGCAGACCCTTATGGTTGCTGCCAACCCACAACCTACGATTGATCTCCGGTATGAACGCCACAAGCGGGAAGCCGCGGAGAGACAACGGCAGATCTCCGCCGCGGGCCGGGAGATTGGGGACCTCCCTCCGGTCTTTGATCCGGAGCGGAAAGAGGCTTGCTCGCGGAATTTGAGACTCTTCCTGGAGACTTATTGCGCTCCTGCGGTCCGTCTAGGTTGGTCCAAGGATCATCTGGAGTTGATTGAAGCCCTCCAGGACGTCCTCCTCCACGGTGGGCAACTTGCGGTAGGAATGCCGCGCGGGACGGGGAAGACAACCATCGTCATCCTCTCCATTCTTTGGGCAATCATCTACGGACACCATAGATTCATTGCATTGATTGCGGCAACGGACCCCAAGGCCAAAAAGGCTTTGGCCGCTTTGCGGAAACAAGTGGAGACCAACACGGTCCTCCTGGAAGACTTCCCGGAGGTTTGCTTCCCTGTCCGTTGTTTGAAGGGGATCACCAACAAGCAAGCCGGACAGACCTATCAAGGGATCAACACCTCCATTCAGTGGGGGAAGGAAGAGATCATCTTTCCGACGATTGAGGGGAGTCCGGCAAGTGGAGCCTTGATTGTGGTGGGCGGAATTACGGGAGCAATCTCCCGCGGACCTCAACACACTCTGGATACGGGAGAGGTCCTCCGTCCTTCCGTTGCGTTGATTGATGACTTCCAGACCAGAGAATCCGCCAAGAGCCCTCAACAGGTATCCGACCGCTTGGACATCATCGAGGCGGACATTGCCGGGATGGCGGGACCGGATCAAGGGATCGCACTTCTGGCAACCGTCACGGTGATCTATCCAGATGATGGAGCGGACCAACTTCTTGACGTGGACAAGAATCCGGATTGGAACGGGATCCGCAAGAAGTTCCTCATCCGGCCCCCGGACAATCTTGAACTCTGGGAGGAGTACAAAGAACACCGGAGACAATCCCTCCGGACCTATCGGGACATCCGCCTTGCAACCCAATTCTACAAAGATCATCGGGAAGAGATGGACAAAGGCGCGGAGGTGAGTTGGGAGAACCGCTTCCGCTACCAGACCAAGGAAGTTGATGGGGAAGAGATTGAGACGCGGGAGATATCCGCCATTCAGCACGCGATGGAGTGGATGTTGGTCAAGCCCGCCGCGTTCGCTTCGGAGATGCAGAATGAGCCCTTGGCGGGATCCAACAACGCGAAAGGTTGGCTCTCGGCAAAAGAGATTGAAAACAAGACTCACGGACTCAAGCGGGAGAGGATCCCTCAACTCCTCCACAACTCAACCCGATTGGTTGAGCATCTGGACGTCCATGATGATTTGCTCTATTGGGCTTTGGGAGCTCTGACGGAGGAGGGGTCCTGCGCTCTGGCTGATTACGGGACCTACCCCAAGCAACGGAGCCGATACTTTCAGAAGGCCGATTGCCGGAAGACGATGAGGGTTGCTCACAAAGGGATCGGAGTGGATGGGGCAATCCGCGCCTCCCTGTTGAAACATTGCAAGGACCACCTGGACCGGACCTGGAAGGGAGAGGATGGGGTTGAGGAGTTCAAGTTGGACCTTCTTCTCATTGACTGTGGGCATAAGCCGGAGGTGGTCAACTCCGCGGTGATAGAACTCCTGAAGGAGCCAGCCTACAAGGGGAGAGTGATGCTCTGCCGTGGTTTTGGAGTCCGTGCGAGTGAGACCCCTTTTGCGGAGCGGAGACATCCCAAAGGGACCAAGATGGGCAATCATTGTTATGAGCCCCCAAAGAAGACCCGTCTGGAAGCTCCGCGGCTCAACGTGGATACCAACTTCTGGAAGACAGAAACACAAGACCGATGGGCAACCGGCTTTGGAGAGCCAGGTTGTCTCTCCCTTTTCAAGGGAGGGGATCACCAGGGGATTGCAGAACATCAGACGGCGGAGGTTGCTTCTGAGAACCTCTCCAAAGGCCGGACGGTCTGGGAGTTCCGCCAACTCCCGCGGGACAATCACTGGTTTGACAATGTTGTCAACCTCCTGGCGGGGGCCTCATATCGCGGTTGCGACACCCCCGCCAACGTCACTCCAAAGCCTTTTGTCCGAAAGCGCAAGAGGAAAAATAAGGTCTCCTACTTATGACCAAGACACGGAAGCGGACACGAAAGTCCTCAAAGAAGGCCCCCACAAAAGTGGACCGCAAAACTCCACGGATCACGGTGACGGTGATTCCTCCCGCTTGCCTCCGTTGTGGATCCACGGAGCGGACCGGGAAAGTCCGGGTAACGCGGAGGGAACTCCGTGGGGTCCTGCCCAATGGGCAGGAATATAGCCATGTTGAGAACTGGAGAGCGGTTTGCAAGGCTTGCGGGCAGAGAATTTCATACAATGAGTATGTAAATCGGGTTGAGGGGGACGCATAACGTCCCCTACGGTCCCCACTTTTCCACGTTGCCGCGTCATACTTTCGCAATGGCAACCGCGGAAGAGATTCAAACAACTCTGGACAGTCTGGAAGCAATCCTTGGGAGCGGTACGCTTTCGGGGATGGTTGACGGAATCAACGTCACCTTTGCGGATGAGAAGAGCCTCCGCTCCCGGATCAATTACTTCCGGGGGAAGTTGCAGACAGCCAACTCCGCCGCGAGCAAGCGGCCCCGCGCCTCCACGTTTGACCTGGGGGGAGTGTAATGCTCAACCGCCTCCGCTCCGCCTTTGGCTATGCCGCCGCGGAAACCACCAATAAGAGGAAAGCCCCCAACGGGCGGACGAAGCATGAGGACCACGTCCTCACAGGAGCCAAGAGACGGAAGCTCACAGGGGGGACCCGCGAGTTGGTCCGGAACTTCTCTCTGGTAAGTTGGGCCATTCGCGCACATCTGGACTACGTCTCCAGCTTTACCTTCCAGATGAGATCAGACAATGAGGAGCTCAACAACCAGGTTGAGCAACTCATGAAGACCCATAGCCGCCCTGCCAATTGTGATGCGGCTGGAAGACACCCTCTACCCAAGATGATCCGCCTCTTTGAGGCTCGCCGGACAATTGACGGAGACGTCTTTGGCCTCAAGCTCTCAGACGGACGGATCCAGGCAATTGAGGGGGACCGGATTGCGGATCCCGTTGGACAACCCCTGGACAATTGGGTCAACGGGGTGAAGATCAACAACCGCGGGAGAGCGGTTGCCTATGGGCTGAATAATAGGACCCGCGGAGGCTCTCTGGAGTGGAGCCGGAGCATTCGCGCAGGCAATGTGATCCAACATGGATTCTTTGAGAGGTTTGACCAGGTCCGGGGGATTAGTCCTCTGGCTTCTGCAATCAACTCCTTCCAGGATATTTACACCGGGATTGATCTTGCCCTTGCCAAGATGAAGGTTGAGCAACTCTTCGCTCTCACATTCTACCGGGACGCGGACGAAGCCGCGGGAGACCTTTCCGGAGGTCTGGATAGCGAAGGGGATGAAGACCGCTCTTCATACTCCGTGGATTTTGGTAAAGGCCCGGTCCTGTTGGATCTCGATCCAGGGGACCGCGCGGAGTTCCTGAAGTCTGACAACCCCGGCAAGTCAACCCAGGAGTTTCTTCAGATTGTGATGGACCTGGCTATCAAGTGCCTGGACCTCCCGCCCAACTTTGCGGACCCCTCCAAGACAAATTTCTTCGGCTCCCGTGCAAGCTGGTTGCAGTATGACAGAAGTTGCCAGGCAAAGAGAGCGGACCTTCTGGAGCTCCTCCGCAAGATAACCGTCTGGCTCCTTGGTCTTTGGATCATGGATGGAAGGCTCCGCCTCCCCGCGGGGATGACTCTCTCAGACGTTGAATTTGAGTGGGTGCCAAAGGGAATGCCTTGGTTTGATCCGGGCAAGGAGCTCAAGGGAGTGGTCACGGCAATCAAGGCCGGACTGGATAATCCTTACCGCGCTGCGAAAGAGGCGGACCGCGGAGAATTTGAGGACAACATAGACCAGATTGCGAAGGCCAAAGCCTACGCGGCAAGCAAGGGAGTTGACCTGGAGTTTGTGGTCCCCCCTTCAGAACCAATGGAGACGGATGATGAGTGGATCGTTGAAAAACCCGCCTAAACATTTCCGCGCGAAGGTTTCTCACGGCGCAACCAATGTTGACCGGGAGGGTGGAATGTTTGGGGCCGGAATGATATCCGGAATTTCCCTGATTTCCCGCGGAGAAGCCCTGGGTCATGACCTTTGGGTTGACGCGGACTTTGTCTCAGACGTAACCCATGCGGTCAATGAGAGCAAGGCGGAGCATGGGGGAGTTAAAGCCCGTTTCACTCATCCGGGGTTGTCCTCCGATGGACTGGCCTCCCGCTTGGGGAGAGTGGTCAACGCTCGAACCGTTGGGGACAGGTCCATTGCAGATCTCCACTTCCTGGAGGCCGCTCATAAGACTCCGGACGGAGACCTTGCGGAGCATATCTTTTCCCTTGCGGAAGAGGATCCTGACTCCTTCGGGATCTCCATTGTTTTTGAGCATGACCTGGAAGCTCAGAACGAACAGACGGAAGCTCATTCCGTGGAGGGAGTCTTTGTCTCTCCAGATGAAGACAATCGTAACAACTATCTCCACGCTCGCCTTGCTCGATTGAGAGCCGCGGACGTGGTGGATGATCCCGCCGCAAATCCGGATGGGTTGTTCCACTCTCACCAGGAAGCCGCCTCCGACGCGGAGGAGATTGTCAGTTATGCCCTGGGAATCACAGACCAGAAGCCCAGCGCGTCAATGTTTGATGTTGACCCGGACCGGATCTCTGGATTCGTTGCCAGGTTCTTAGATCGTCACAACCTTAAGGTGGAAAAAATGGACCCAGAACAAACAGAACAGCCGGAAGGAGTTGAGGGAGAGACCTCCACTCCAACGCGGGAAGAGTTTTCCGCGGAGCTCAAAAAGTACACAGACGCATTCGGCGCAGATCGGGGCGTTGAGTGGTTCGGGATGGACCTGGACTTTGACACGGCGGAGGTAGTCTTTGAGGCTCTGTCTGAAGAGTTCAAAGCCCTCCAGGAAAAAGTGGAAGAACTTGAGGCAACTCTGGCAAGTCTGGACCGGGGAGAGGATGACTCTGCGGAATTCCAGGCAGGGGACGTTGCCCCGAAAAAGTCCTTCGCGGATTACACGCGCAGGAACTCACAGAACTAAACCCGGAGAGGCTTGAGCCTTCTCCCCAACTCTCAAGGAGTTTGAACAATGGCGGACGTATTTACAGGAACCGCGGATCTGTTGCAGCTTGCGGACGGCAACATCAGCGATATTGATGTTTCGGAGTTGCTGGAGGAAGTTCCGTTCCTCCGCGCTCTCTCAGCAATTGAGGCAAGCAATGAGACGTCTCATGAGTGGCTAAAGAAAACAGCCGCGCCTACCGCGGGATATCGTGATCTCAATGACGGACGTGAGAACACGAAAGCAACCTACACCAAGGTTACTCAGGCCCTGAAGCTCTACGATGCTTCTTTCAGCATTGACAAAGGACTTCTCAAGTCCGCAAGCGGAGACGCTCTCCGGACTCGTGAGGCTCGCGACCACCTGGCCGCGGCTTTTGCAGATGCTGAAAACCAGATCATCTACGGAACGGGTGGAGACTCAGACGGATACAACGGATTTGCTAATGAGGCAACCGTTGCCGCCTTCGATGACACGATGGTTGTTGATGCGGGTGGAACAACAGCAACAACTGGTTCAAGCGTTTGGGCTGTTCGCTCTGGAGAGTCCGCCGTCTCCGTGGTCTACGGGGGTGGAGGCCGGATCATGGTGGATGAGGAATATCCAACCACTCTGACAGGAACAACCGGGATCTATGACGCGATGAGGACTCCCATCCTCTTCTGGGCAGGGGTCCAGGTTGCCACGTCTTTGGACCTGGCCCGGATCATCAACATCACGGAGGATTCTGGGAAGACTCTCAATGATGACATGCTCGCGGACCTCAAGGGACTCTTCCCAGTGGGACGCGGTCCTTCGATGTTGGTCATGAGCCGACGAAGTTTGACGCAGCTCCAGAAGTCACGGACTGCAACGAACACAACTGGAGCTCCCGCTCCAACTCCGACCGATTACGAAGGGATTCCGATTGTTGTCTCTGAGCAGCTCAGCAACACGGAAGCCATCTCCTCATAGTTGAACTGAGGGAGCCCTCTCATTGAGGGGGCTTTCCTCCTGAGTTGTTTCAATGTCCATCCTCTCCAACTCCATTGGTCAAGTTCTGACCTCCGCGGCTTCATTGTCCGGGGAGTCAATCACCTATGACCAGGACGGAGAGGTTGTGGCAATCACGGGGGCTGTTCGTGGATCCACCAACCAGGAAGCGGAAAGCAAGTTCCCTGGTTCGCGGATTGCGGACCGTTCCGTTGATTGGATCATCGAAGCCAGCCAGCTCAAGACCGCGGGAGACGTGACCATTGTTCCGGCCCGTGGAGATACGATCACGGACGGAGCCGGGAAGGTTTATCGAGTAATGCCCTTCTCCAGTGGGAGTGACCTCTGGAAGTGGGTTGATAGAGAAGGGAAGACCCGGAGACGGATCTTCACTAAGGAACGGAATTGAGTCGCCACAAAGATATTGCGGAAGAGGTGAAGCAAGTTGTGGAAGCCTGGGCTTCTGTCAACTGGGTTGCCGCAACCGTCCGCCGTGGTTGGCTTGTGGAGGAGTTGGGATCTCTTGTTAATGATGAGGACCCCATTGTCCTTGCGGTGATTCCTACAACCGTCACGGACAACTCAGACGTCCAAGGCTCCCGTGGATCAGATGGGGACTTGATAGACGTCTCCATTGTTGTGATGGGACGGGCGGACGGAATCGCCAATTCGGATCTGGATGACATTGACGATAAGACAGAACAACTCCGGGACCACGTCCGGAAGTTCCGCTCCGCTTCGGTGGGGGGATATGACTTCCAGCTTGAGTCCATCGCTCTGACAACAGCCTTTGACCATGAATCTTTGAACCAACAGGAACTATGGGCCTCCTTGATTGTGGCTCAATACTCGGTTGACGTGGACAGTCTTCCGGAGGTTGCGCAAGTATGACGGACATCAACTACCGCGTTTCCTCTGTCCACTTCAATGGGCTCCATCTGGAGAGACAATCCAAAGGGGTCCGGAGACGCTTCCTCAATCGAGTGGGAGGCGCGGTCCGGAAGACAGCGAAGCGGAGTCTCCGGAAAGCCCGGAAGATTCGCGTCTCAGAGCTTCCAGATGAGGCCAAGGAAGAATATCGGGAGGATATGGCGGAATGGAAAGCCGGAGTCCGGAAAGCAAAGCCGGTCCTCCGGGACATCATAAGCAAGCCAGGAGATCCTCCACTCCTTCATCAGACCAAGAGCCCTCTCAAGGTTCTTTTGAAATACAAGACAGACAAAGAAGCCCGCTCCGTAGTGATTGGGCCGGAGAGAGCAAAGGACGGAATTGCCGGAGCTCTGGAATTTGGAAGAGGAAGGATCAAGAGACCGCGCCCCTTCATGGGACCGGCCTTCCGCAAACTCAGACCACGTTTCCCGGAATATCTCCGGACTGCAATCAGTAAAGGTTAAACCATGAACACCAGGCAGAGCGTTTTCTATATCGATGACACCGGAGCGGTTGGGGACGGTACCTATGTTGCCGTTACGGCAACGATCTCCTCAGACACTCAGATTGAGCGGGAGACCGTTGAGGAAAAATGCCGCGGAGAGGAATGGGTTGCCGAAAGTGCGGGACACCTCAAGGCTTCCATCACGGCGGAGCTCAAATTCTCCAAGAGCTCAACGGTCCTTCAGCAATTCGTAACGGCAATGACTGCCGGGACAATCATTGGGATTATGGATTGCACGGCGGACCGAACCGTCACGGGCAACCAGGGACTGGAGATGAATGCTCTTGTCAAACAGCTTGGAATGCCCAAGGCGGATGGGGACTATGTCAAGTACAACGTGACTTGTGTTCCCCATGCGGACAACACGGACGCAAACTCTCCGCGAATTCTGACCGCCGCGTAGACACTGGACCAGGCTTCCCAACCCTCTGGAGTTGAGCAATGACAGACGAAAAGAAGACTTCCAAAATTAAGAAGGAAGACCCTCCCCAGGAGGAGGGAACCTTCGTTACACGGAAGTTCCGCGAGTACAACCCGGAAACTCAGCAATGGGAGGTGAACTCTCAACGCTTCCGAGTTGTTCGGCAAGCGGTTCCCAAGGAGCCTCCATCCAAATGAGTCTTCCGCATTCCTGGACAGATGGGAAGGGGGTGATCCACTTCTTGCCGTCGATTGACTACCGGATCGAGAAGAGGCTCAAACAATGGGGGCTCCTTGATCTGTACTCAGCAACCACAAGACCGGAGAAGTGGGAAGACCTCTTTTCCGGTCTTGCCGGGGATTCTGAGTTGATCGTCAATCTCTGTTACGCCCTGGAACACAAAGACCGGGGAACGGTGGAGCAACAGGAAGCCTATGCGGATCTCTTTTGCGGAGATGAAAAAAGAAACTCAACGGACATCATCAAGGAAGCCTCGGAGGCTCTCATTGGAGCGGTGGTGGATTTTTTCCCGTCCGAAACTCGCGAGTCTACCCGCCAATGGGTGAGCCTCTATCTGACTCATCAGAGTCTGGAGAGCTTCCGGACGGTCGCTGGTTTGGGGGGATCATTCTCGGAGACGCCAGAGAATGGGTTGAGTGGGTCCTTGGAGTTATCGGAAGCAATGGAGAAGGTCTCAGCCTCCGCGAAATCTGCCAACGATATGATGGAAAGCTCTACCATGAGCGGATGATTGCAGGATCAATCTCCGCGAGTCTGTTCAATGCTCACGGAGGAAAGAAGGGCGGGGAGCCTTGCTCTTTCCAGGACTTCCATCCGGATCATGCTCTTGACCCGGAGGGAGAAGAGATGGACCCAGAGGAAGCTCACAAACTAGCACAAGACCAATTCGCCCTGGCTCTTAATATGGTCCCCGTTTAATGTCCGCCGCAGCAATCAAAGCCGGATCCGCCTTTGTCGAAATCACGGCAAGGGACAAGAAGCTCAAGGAATCCCTCTCCCAGAACGAAAAAAGGATGAGGGATTTCGCGCGCCGCGCTGCTCAATTCGGAGCAACCGCGGCCCTTGCTGCTGCCGTTGGAGGGATTGCCGCTGCAAGCAATCTGGAGGAGACCCTCAATAAGTTCAACGTGGTCTTTGCGGAGAACTCCGCCGCGGTCCGGGAATGGGCAAACACCTTCGCGCAAGAGGTGGGCCGGAGTGAGAGACAGGTCCTGGAGTTCCTTGGGAATACTCAGGACCTCCTGGTCCCTCTGGGCTTTGAACCTGGAGCCGCGGAGAACCTCTCCAAAGAGATCACGGCCCTGGCGGTTGATGTTGCCTCCTTCAATAACAAGTTGGACGCGGACGTCCTCCGGGACTTCCACGCGGCAATGACGGGGGGAGGAGAGACCGTCAAGAAGTATGGGGTGATTGTCAACGTCGCGACAACGAAGCAAAAGCTCCTTCAGAATTCCATTGATCCGGCAACAGCTACGGAGGCTCAAAAAGCCTGGGCCAGGTATCAAATCATCCTGGAGTCAACAACCGCCGCGCAGGGAGACGCGGTCCGCTCCGGGGATTCCTTCGCGAACCAGATGAAGAGATTCAAGGGAAACCTTGAGGATACGGGAGCCGCATTGGGGGAGGCTCTCCTTCCCATGATGACTCAGCTCCTTCAGATCACCAATTCTCTGATTGTTCCCTTCGCTCAATGGTTGTCCACCAATTCGGAGATCGTGGAGACATCCATCAAATTGGCCGCGGCTGTTGGGGCAATCATTGTTGTGATGAGGGCCTTCACTTTGGCCACTCAAGCCGCCGCAAAGGCTCAGTCTGTCCAGCTTGCTTTGATGGGTCCCAAGGGATGGGCAATCCTGGCCGGATCCATTGCCGCGGCAACGATTGCCGTGGTTGCCGTCAACGGAGCTCTGGAAGATTCCAACTCTTCTCTCCAGGCAACGGACCAGGCCCTCAACTCCACCACCAAAGGGATGGAGGCTCAGGCTTCCGCCGCGGACAAGTTGGCGGAGTCCCTGGAGGGAGCCACGGAAGGGCAGAAGAGATTCGCCAGCCTCAAAGGGAATTTCCAGGAGTCCCTTGATTCTGTGACCTCCTTGATGGACCAACAGAAATCTTCCGCGGACAAATTGGCGGAAGGTCTTGCCGTTATTGCAGACCACGGAGCCAGAGCGGACGATCTGGCAGAGAACTACGGGCAACGGGGGTCATATCTGGCGATGCAAGGGCTCTCTCCGGATGAGCTCAAGGAGCTCCGCTCCAATCTCATCAACTCTCTCACTGGCTTTGATAAAGAGCTTCAGCAGATCCTGAATGAGACCGGGAAGTTGACCGGGGAACTCACGGACGCGGACATCCTCCTTGCCAGCATGGAAAAGAAAGGACTCCCCGCGGAGGAGATGGAGAGGCTTAAGCAAGCTCTGGAGGACTTGAACAAAGCGGAAGCCGCCGCGGACAAAAAGAAGGAAGACAAGCGGAAGGCGGACGAAGTCGCCAGGGAAAAGGAACAACGGGAGGACAATCTCAAGGACCGTGCAAAGGAGATCCGGGACTCTCTCAAGACTCCGGCCCAACGGTTCCAGGATCTGGTTGCAGAGATGAAAACTCTGGTCAAGGAGGGAGTCCTGGACCGTCAGACGGCGCGGGAGTATCTCCTCACTCAGAGAGACCAGGCTCAACAGGAACTCCGCTCCCGAAGGGACCAACAGGACCAGAGCATCACACAAGCCGCAAGCCAGGACCTCCGCTCCTCCGGAGGAGCCTCCTTCATCAATCGCCTCCTCAATCAGACCTCCAGCTCAGAGGAGAAGATTGAGAGCCATACCAAACAGACAGCAGCAAACACAAAGAGGATTGCCAACCAGGCAGGAAGACAGGAGGCCCGGATCTGATGGCGGTCACGTTGGTTAAACTGGAAACAATTGGAGACATCACGGAGGACGCTCAGACCGGGGGATTCTCCGGAGAGGTCTCCTATCTGGTCACAATTGACAACCTCAACACAACAGGAGCGGACATCCGTTCCGCGGCTGGGATCCCGGAAAGAGGAGTCACGGCTCATCCGTTGGAGTCCACGGCAATATGCCGCTCCCGGAGAATTGAGTCCGTTGCGAACGATTACAAGTGGAGAGTTGTTTGTGAGTTTAACTCGGAATCTGAGTCTACCGTTGAGCCGCCAGATGATCCGGAGCAATTGGTGGTCCGGGGATCTCAACGCGCCTTCAGCGAACAGAGACCTACGCTGGTTGACGCTTATGGGAATCCCGTGGTCAACTCCGCGGGGGATTACTATGACGGATTGACGAAGAGATTCCGTCTCCGGGAGTATGTTTGCACCTCCTCATTCTTCTCAATCCCGGACTTCCTCTTCGAGCTCTCTGGGACCGTCAACTCAACCTGGGTGACAATCCACGGCAAGAGCTATCCTCCGGGGACTTGCCTCATGGGAGACGTCTCCCATCCGGACACTCCCAGCACGGACTCAGAGGGCAACTATTACTGGCCTATCACGTATCACATTGAGATTGATCCAGATGGATGGACAACGCTCCTCCCCAACCGCGGAGCCAACGCCCTCTATTATGAGACCCGTCCGGACCAGGACACGGACTGGAGCATTGTAGGGTTTGAAGCCTATGACGACGTAGAGGATGAGAATCTCAGACAGATCCGCAAGGGACGGATCCTGGATGATTATGACGCGGACCTCTCAGACAACATCTGGCTCAACCAATATGGAGAGAAGGAGTTGGTCTCTCTGACTCCCCTCTCCACAACCGGCAAAATGGTTGAAGGGCTAACAACTCTTGTTGCCTCCGGATTTACTGAGCAGATGGTCGGAACCTACGTGTCTGTAGACTACGCGGGATTTCGCCAACGTCCCCTCAAAGCCCGAATTGTGACCTACAACAGCGCAACGTCCGTTGAGTTGAGCTCCGCCGCTTGTGGAACCGTTCGCGGAGTTGCGGTCCGTGGCGGAGCCGCAAGAGTCAACGTCTTCCAACTTGATGACCTGGCCGATTGGAGCGCGGTCCCCCTTCCAAATAACCATGAGTGATTTCCAGTTAATCTCAGACGATGAAGGAGCCAGAGACCTCCAAAGACTGCGGGCCGGTCTTGGAGTCCGCTCCGGATCTTCGCTGGATTCTCCGGACCAACTCTCTGACCGCGGAAGGATCATTGTGGAGCTCATTGAAGACCTCCCCGCGGATGACTTTGGACAATACTCCGCGAAGCAAGTGGATCTGGTTGGAGGGGAATTTGAGCCCATCCGGGTTGTCCAGGTCCGGAAGATCATCAACGCTGCAATCTCCGCGGGGGAGGAAGAGGATCCAACCCGTCTGGTTGCTCGAAGGATTGCTAATCTTGGGTGGTGCGTGGGGGAGGTGGAGTCTGAGACATCCAGTACCAGCTCCGGGGGAGTCACGGGATCTTGTTGCGGTTGTGGAGAGCCGGATAACTTTCCTTCCTATGACTGGGGAGAAGGGAGAGAGCCTACCAAACTCCACGTTGTGGGGATCTCCTTGAGTTGTTGCTCCCCGGAAGCCTACACCTTGACCAGGGGTATTGAGGATTCTTCCTGGTCTTCTGGGGAAGTGGATTGCGGAGACGAAGAGGAGAACTCCATCCAGTGGGAGCTTAGTGGAGAGAGTTTGATTGGAACTCACTCAACCCTGGGGGTTGTCGCGTCCTATCAACTCAATGAGTATGATACGGACCCTTTTTGCTCCCGCCGCTTTCATCTCCGGAGTGAAGTCACCCCCTCCCAGAATCAGAATTGCGCAGTTTGTGGAGAAGTGGCTTGCATATCTCCGGGGGTATTGGGAGCGGATCTGGGGGATTGCTTTAGCACCTCCCGCCACTTTGGGAGCCTCCCATCTGTTTGGTGGTGGGAGGAGGAGGAGATTGATACAGGGCAACCAGGGTTGTTTGATGGCTCCGGCCTTCTGGAGTGGAAGACCCGCGCCCCCACTTCCGCCGCTTGTGAATGGAACCATGCAAGTTGTTCCTTTGGAAATTATACCCTCAATTATTGCCCTAATACTGCGCTTTGGAAAATGTGGAAGGGATCAACAGTAGGATTTGGGTGCGATTCTCCCGGCAACATCGATAACCGCCCTCCTTGCGGATCTATTTATCTCCCGGATTTTGAGTTACCAGACGCGGACCTCAACCCTCAAGGAGTTAATGAGGTGGTAGTCCAATATGGAGGGGGAGGGACTTACCTCTTCCGCTTTGGTGCTATCTCATGACAGACCGGAAGCTCATCACAGACGCGCAGGGAGTGAAGGACCTTCGACACCTTCGGGCCGGCCTCCAGAGGAAGCCGGGGATCCAGGGGGAGTCCATCAAGAGGACAACCTCTCCCTCCTCCATCATTGTGGAGCTCCAGGCCAATCTGCCGGAGGATGACTTCTCTCCGCAAGCCGCGAAGGAGGTCACTCTTCAGGGCGGAGAATGGGTCCACGTCCGGGAGGTCCAGGTCCGCAAAGTGACCGCCGCGGCAATCTCCGCGGGATCCGAAGAGGAGCCAGTCCGGACTTTTGCTTATTCGGTGGGAAATCTGGGCTGGGTTGTGAGTCAAGGAGAGACCTCTTCCACAACCACTCCGGATCCGGAGACCGACTCCACGGGCTGCTGCGGTTGCTCAGAGCCAGATGATTACGCCTCCTATGATTGGGGGAACGGGGACGAGCCCAAACAACTCCGCTTTTATGGACCTTCGCTGAGTTGTTGTGGGCAGGGGACCTCCACCCTTCTCCGGGAGATTG